GTTACCTGCATTAAGTTCACCATTGAGAGTGAATGCAGATGGCACACTAACCGCAGGCACAATAGGTTATTTTGAAACATTAGCAAATAATCCATTAGTGCAAATGGAAGCCGATGGCGAATTGAGCGCACATAAAGTTATTATTAATCCAGCCCAAGATGTTTTAGCTACTTCTACACTTGAATTAACATTGCAGAATGTTCCTTTAGGTGTTGCACGTATCATTAAAATAAACGTAGGCTTCGTAAAATCAGTATAAAACATGGCAGCAAATGGACTACCGTTAATCAACGGCAAAGCGTATGAGTTCGCAGATATTACTTGCATCATACTTGGAACACCAATCATAGGTGTAACCGCAATCGAATATGGCGAAGAGGATGCAACCGAAAACATCTACGCAACAGGTCGTTATCCTGTTGCACGTGGCTATGGTCAAATCACACCATCGGCAAAGGTTACAATATTAATGAATGAGGTAATGAATATTGTATCGGCCGCACCAAATGGCAGAATCCAAGACATACCAGAGTTTGACATTGTTGTAACATTTACAGATGCTAATTTGATTCCTGTTGTGCATAAAATTCGCAATTGCAGATTTATGAAAAACATGATTGCTTCTGCGACTGGTGATACATCAATTCCGATGGAATTAGATTTAGTTGTTTCACATATCGAATTTGTTTAGTAAATTTGTGCAAACCAAATCAAAAAACAAATGAATAATATTGAAGAATTAAAATCAAAGTATGCGGGTGTTGAAATATACACATTAACTGTATTAAACAGACAAGGCACACCTATTACAATTCACTTGCGTGAAATGGATAGGATTGCTTACAAGACCGTTAGCGCGTTAATTGCTAAAGATGAATTGATGGGTGTAGAATCGTTTTTAAGAACACTTTGTGTTGATGGCGATGTAAATGCTATTATCAGTGATTTTAAAGCATTACGCAGCGCAGCACGTACAATTTTGCCGATGTTAGAAACCGAAGCGGGTGAACTAAAAAAAAATTAGATTCGGCAAAAAAATTACTTGAAACGGATGAGTTTGCGCGTCAAAATGCACTCATCCGTTTTTATTATCAAACAGACCCAAACCAAATGAATGATGAACAATGGGCAGAAGCTATTGAAAGCATTATGTGGGTGTTAAAGTTTAACGGTACAATTCAAGACAAGAAATGAACAATTCGGTTGAATACATATTAAGCCTTAAAGATAAGTTTAGCAGTGGCATTAAAAGTGCTACAAGTGAAACTGAAAAACTAAACGGTTCAATGGGTATGGCTCAAAAGTCAGCACTTGGACTTGGTTCTGCTATTGCTGCTATTGGAGGCGGTTTAATTGTGCGTGAAATAGTAAACGTAACGGCTGCAATGGAGGGCTTGCAAAATCAATTAAACTTTGCAAGTGGTTCTGTTCAACAAGGAGCTGCTGACTTTGAATATTTGCGTAAAACATCCCAAGAAATGGGATTAGATTTTAATACTGCTGCGACTGCATTTGCAAAGTTTAGCGGAGCAGCAAGAAACACATCATTAGAGGGGCAAGGTGTTAGAGATGTATTTGAAAGTGTTGGTATGGCATCAACTGTTATGCACCTATCAGCAGAGCAATCAGAGGGCGCATTTAGAGCATTAGAACAAATGTTATCTAAAGGCAAAGTAAGTGCGGAAGAATTACGCGGTCAATTAGGCGAAAGAATACCGGGCGCATTCCAAATTGCAGCACGTTCAATGAACATGACTACATCGGAATTAGACAAGTTTATGGCCGATGGCAAATTAATGAGTGAAGAATTTTTGCCTAAATTTGCAGCACAATTAAAAACAGAATTTGCAGGAGGTATGGATGCAGCAACACAAAGTTTAAATGCTAATTTAAACAGAATGAATAATTCATTTTTAGAATTAAAATATACAATTGGCGAGTTGTTTATGCCAGTGATACAAGTTTCAATTAGTTTAATAAAAGGATTTGTAAATTTTGTTAAAGAAAATATAGGAGTAATTACGGGTTTAGCAGCAGCATTTGCTACATTAGGAACAGCAGTGTTGGTTTACAATGCAGCTATGAAAATAGCAGCAATTTATTCAGGTGCTAAATTTATTTATGGCATTTGGTCACTTGCAGCGGCATTAGATGGGGTAACCGTTGCACAATGGTTATTAAACACTGCAACTGCATTCTTTGCGGGGTTAAGTGGTGTAGGTTTATTTTTGGTAGCGGCAGGCGCAGCGGCAGCATTAGCGGTTGGTATTTATGCAGCAAATGCAGCACAAGAAAAGTTAAATAAGTCAACTGCAAAGGGCGCGGCTATTGGTGGGCCTGCAAGCGCAATGAATCCAATGAAAGCTGCAGGTGCAGGCGCACCAACATCAGCAACATCACCTAAAGCTAAAGGTGGCACAGGAACAAACGTAGTTGAAAGTAGAGGTGTGCAAAACTTTAACATATCAATTAAAGAATTTGGCGCGGTTACACTTAACACAACAAACATTAAAGAGGGTGCAAATCAAATCAAAGAACAAGTAGCACAGGCATTGATTGAGGCGGTTAATGATTTTTCTTTAATGGCAACTAAATAAATAAAGATATGAGTTTACAATTTATAATACCAACACCAGCACAGAAGCAAAATGTAAGAACATTATCAAAGGGCTTCGGGCTTCCATTGGTGCAACGTGCGATTATAGCTGCGAATAACTTTAACATTAAAACAGATAAGCCCGATGGAACTTCATTGTATGGCACACCGATGTATGGCACACTGTTTATTCAAAGGCCAGAATACACAACATTTGAATACAATGATTTTACAAATGAATATGTTGAAACACCAAATCCATTAGCAAGCAATAAATCATTTGGCACTTTAAATGTTGCACCGGGCATCAATACAGAGGGCGCACAAGGTTTATTCTTAAACGGTGTTATTATTGATGCAACGGTTAACAAAACAATCGTTAAAACAGAGGTAATTGATTTAAAAGGCACAGTCAAAGAATACTTGGGCGAAAGTGATTTAACGATAACTATTCGCGGATTTGTAGCATCACAAAATCCTGATGAATACCCCGATGATGATGCGAGATTGATTAAATCGTATTCAAGTGCGCCAGTGTCTTTAAAAGTAACAAGTGACTTTTTAAACAATATACTTGGTGTAAGTCAAATAGTAATTGAAAGTTGCCAAATGTCGCAGCAACAAGGACTTCGCAATGTGCAATATTTTCAGTTGAATTGTGTGAGTGATATAGATTATACAATTTCTAAAACGACTAAAGATGTTTAGAATCGTTTGCCGCGTAATAATAGAGCAACAAGGCGATGGGCGAAGTGATACGTTTACATTCGCATCTGTTAGCAAAGTTAGTGTTTCGCGTTCATACGATAAGCAAACACAAACGGCATCGGTAACATTGCCGCGCAATGTCAACTACAATAAAAAAAACATTTACGAGGGCGCAAATGCTATAATGCGCAGAGGCGATAAGATTAAAATTATTGCTGCATACTTCCCAAATGAAACGGTAATATTTACAGGTTACATAAGTAAGATAAACAACAACGTGCCTGTTGAATTATTGTGCGAGGATGAAATGTTTTTGTTGAAGCAAGCTATATCGCCAAACCTATCGTTTCCAAGTGTTGATTTAAACACGTTTATTGGTAAGATGCTAACTAACATCAATGTGCCATATAAAGTTGATTTAACCGCACAATTAGGTAAGATAAAACTGCAAGAAGCAAGTGTTGGTAAAGTGTTGCAAGTGTTACGCGACCAATACGGTTTGTATTCGTTTTTTAAAAACGGTGTGTTGCGTGTTGGATTACCATTTTATAAAGAGGAAGCAATGAAAGCGGTTTTCTTATTTGAGAAAATGATTAAAGAGGGAATGAGTTTAACTTATCTTAAAAAGGATGACGTTAAGGTGCAAATCAAAGGCATACTAATTAAAAACAATCAGCGCGAAGAGTTTATTTACGGTGACCCATCGGGTGACATTCGCACTGTGTTTCAGTTAGGTGGCACAAAAGCCGATTTAGATGCGAAGTGTAATTCGTTTTTAGAGCAAGCAAACTACACTGGTTATTATGGAAGCTTCAAAACTTTTTTAGAGCCATTAGTTGTGCCGGGCGATTATGCCGTTGTTGATAGTTGGAAATACCCAGAGCGCAAAGGTAAATACTTAATTAAATCAGTTACAACAGAGGTAAGTGTTACTGATGGCGGTAAGCAAACAATTGAATTAGAACGTAGAATAGCATAATATGAGTAAAGAAGTAACAGATATAAGACAGGCAATACAAGCATTAAGTGGCTTTGGTGACCTGCAATATGAGGGTGTAGTGTGCAATGTGAGCGACATTGATTTGGCTACGTTCACTTGCACTTGCACCCCAATTAACGGCGATGCCGAGTTCTTTGATGTGTTGCTAAATGCCGATGCTGATAAGGGTTTTACTTTGATACCTGCAAATGGCAGTTTAGTAATCATTCAACAAACATCGCAAGCAAATGCTTATGTGACAATGGTAAGCAAAGTTGACCAAGTTTATTTGGCTGGCGATGCAAATGGTGGGTTGGTAAAGGTGCAAGTGTTAAATGCTGCATTGAATAACTTACAAACCGAAATTAATACGTTGAAAGCTACATTAAGTGCTAATCTTACAGCAATGGGAGTGGCATTAGCAGCAGTTGATGGAGGTACAACAACAGCACAAGCAGGTATTTTATCAGCACTTGTATTACCACAAATAAACATTTCACAAATCGAAAACACAACTGTAAAACATGGCAACGGCTAAAGATTTTCTGCAAAATAGCGATGGGGATGCGCTAATAGTTAACAACGATTTTGTTATTGGTGCGAGTGATGAAGACCATATTGTTGACATCATAAATTCAGCGCAAGGCGATTGGAAAGAGTATATACTTTGCGGTGTTGGTATTGATAATTATTTGAATAGCAGTGGCGCACAATTGCAATTAAAAAAACAAATATTATTACAATTAGCGCAAGATGGATTCAGTTCAATAACCGTTAACTTTAGCGATAATAATAGTTCAAACTTCGATGTCGATGCAATACGTAGTTAAGGCAGGGCAAGGTATTTATGATGTTGCTATACAATTGTATGGCGATGCACAATATTCGGTTAAATTATGCACTGATAATGATTTGACAATAACAGATTCAATAGAGGGCCTTACATTGAATTTCGATGACACAATAAGGCGCAATGTTGTTTCCGCTGCGATAAAGCAACAGAACACACCACAACAGCCCGACAATAGTTATTTTATAAAACAAACACAATCGGTTTATGATTTGGCTTTGCAGTTTGGTTATGGTCTTAATCGCGTGGCTGAATTTTGCAAGCTCACAGGATTAGATATTAATTCAACCGATGTTGGTTCACAAATAATACAAGTTACTAAAATACCAAATAATATACCATTTGGTAGTATATTTGCAACTCAATCCGAAAGCGAAGCGCCAGTAATTCCTTACTTTATTTTATTAGAGGATGGATTTTATTTGTTGCAAGAAGACGGATCTAAAATAATATTATAATGGCAGATTTAAAAATAAGTGCATTAACAAGTGCTGGTGCATTAGCAGGCACAGAACCATTGCCGATTGTGCAAGGTGGTTCGACAAAAAAAACAACGGCGCAGGATATTGCTAATTTAAAAGCAACACCTAACCTACAACAAGTAACAACTGCGGGATTTACAACAACGACTAAAATAATATCAAGCAATGGTGCTGGTAGTGCAACAACATTAAATAATGGCGTTATAGACATAGCAACGGGCGATGAAACTGTAACTATTGAAGCTTCGTTAGTTACTACTGCTTACACAGTACAACTGCCTAACAAATTATCAGGCACAGAAACATTTGCGATGTTGAGTGATATTGTTGCGGGTGGTGTTGCATCAGTTAGTGCAGGTACTAACATATCCGTAACAGGCACAGCAACAAACCCTATTATTAATTCTTTAGCAGATAGATATAAGACCACATCATTAACAAGCAATTCAATAAGCAACGGAAGCAAAACATTTACAGTTGATGCTAATTTGGCATACATTCCTTTGCAAGAGGTGTTGATAGTTAATAGTCCAAGCAACCACATGCATGGAGAGGTTACAAGTTATTCAGGCACAACGCTTGTTGTTGATGTTAATCATAATACTGGTAGTGGCACTTTTGCTTCGTGGGTTATTAATTTAGATGGCATTCCGATTGATGCGATTACGGGTGTTGGAACTGCTAACGAAATATCTTACTTTACAAGTGGGCAAGTGATAGCATCGTTGCCAGTTGCAACCTATCCAAGTTTAACGGAGTTGAGTTATGTTAAGGGTGTGACGAGTGCTATACAGACACAGATTAATGCTAAAACTAACACCCAAACATTGACTTGCATAGGACTTGTAATTACAACCGTTAACGATGCAACGAATTATCATATTGGAACTATTGCAGCCACACCAGCTGGAACTGATGCAAGAAGGGCTTGGAAATTTACAGCAGCAGGCACAGTGACCGCAGCATCATTTACATTAGAGCAAACAACTAATGGAAGCGGAGAAACAGTAAATATTTATTTAAGAAACGTAACTACTGCAACAGACACTTCAATAGGCACATTTACATCTAACTTCGGAGCAAGTACAACACTTAAACAATTATTTAGCGGACTGTCAATAGCGGTAAACACAACTGATGACTATACAATTAAAATTTCAACACCAACGTGGGTAACAAATCCCGCAAGTTGGACACCATCAATAACATTACAACAGACAGTATAATGACTATAAAATTCAAACAACAAGGCGATGGCCGCAAATCGTGGTATATTGATACCGAATTAACATACGATAGCCCAACAAACAAAATCCATAATGAAATGATGCAAGAAATATTAACCGATAAAAACTATTTGTCAATCGGTGAGGTATCAATGTGGGTAAACGATGTGGAATTTGGAGCAGAGGCACAAAGTATTATTGATTGGTGGATTACTACTTGCAAGTTAGTGGCTAATTATGTAGCTTTGAATCCAAATGAAGAAACTGCAGCAGAATTTTTAGCAACTTTACCAACTTATCCTTTATGATAAATTCACACCACCCCGACAATAGCATATTAGTCATCATTACATCGGTCATCATTCAAGCAGGTGTATGGACATCAGACTGGTTCGGTAATATGAATTTAGTGGGCATATATGACACTATATACGACTTCGCTAAACTTGGTGCATTAGTAGTATCAATGTGGGCATCGTATCGTGTTGCCAAGAAAAACAAGAATGAGTAATCAAGAAATAGTTGCACTAAAACCATTGATATTAGTACTTGTTATTTTGTTAGTTTATCTTATTGCAATGCTATACCAATACCGAGCAATCGCAAAGAATGTAGGCAGATTATTCAAGGGCGGTGTTGTTGCTTTGTTGGTTATGCTTGGGATTATTGATGAACAAAAATAAAACTTACTTATACATCCTAATGCTATACTTAATAGCCTTTATAATGTCGCAATGATACCAGATTGTTTCATTATCAATTAACATACAAGTGTGACCCATCATTGATAGATTAAATCTTTCGATGTCAATAGGATATTCTTTCAATAAATCTTCTATTTCTGATTTAATAAAACCATATTCATACTTGGTTGGGTAGGTGTTTACTCTTTCTGTTATGCTCATAATTTAGTCTTTGTTTTCGGGAAAGTATTCTTTTAATTTTTCTGTGTAATCCTTAAAAAAAATAAAGATAAATTCAGTTATTTCTAACTTGCTCAATAGTTCGTTGTCATCGGTTAACACAATAACAGTAGTGTCTGTCATCGTTTCTTTTATTAATGTTTTTGTAGAATAAAAATATTTAATTCTCACTTCTTTAACATCGAAAACAAACACCTCATCATTGTATTCGTTGGTCGGGATGTCAATGTATTCTAACAAATCTTTGTCAAATTGCTTCTCATAAATACAATGTATGCAGTCCATTATAATGAATGATGTATTATCCATTATCGGTTGAATTGGTGGTTAGTGAGTGATTTATTATACACTCATTGATAACTTTTCTATCTTCGTAATAGTTGAAACTTATGAAACCGCTAATACCTTGCTGAAAGTTAATCTGCACCCAAGCAGAAGATGGGCTTAAAGCAGGATAGTTATAATAGTTAAATCTTTGTGCAGTTGAATTGTCAAAAAGGTATTGATGTGAATCACCTTTGCTGAATTCAATGATTCCTTTTAACCCATTTCTGTCAAGGTAATTATCAATCTTGTTTTCTTGTATCTTATCTAATTTTGGCTTGAATCCAAACTTCAAACTAACTGAATCCTTACCGTGACTTAAAACAAAAATGTATTTACCTACCTTATAGAATTCAATAAACTTTCGCAAATTAATAACACTAACATTTGGCAGCATCATTTCTATTGCAGTCTTAAATGCTGAATTTACAATGTAACCAAAGCTACCTGCGTGGTTGTCTTCACATACATTGTGGCATATTATTCTATCGTAATAAGGAATCAATGATTGAACAAGTTTAATCTTAAACCTTAAGCCCACATCAAAGGCTTTTTGGTTGTCCATATTTTGAGGCAAGTTATGACCTTTCCTAACAGTTTGCATATCGTAGCCATCTAAAAAATCGCCAAGTTCATCTATGTACAACACTTTTGATTTTCGGTTTGCAATTGTATGAGAAATCATTTTGTCACACATCTTAAACAATTCTTCTTCATTCCAGATGCCACCATAAAGTGAGTAGTCTGAAATCATCATTGCAATATGGGTGTCTGTGTAAACTAATCTATCGAATAAACATTCGTTTGCAGATGTATTTTTCTTGTACTCAAATGGCTTTATTTCGCCAAATAATTTCTTAAAATCTATATCTTCAACCTTAACCTCATCAGGCTTTTTGTAATTAGGATTGACAACAAACAACGATGCTTCTTTATTCTTTATCCACATATTCTTTGTGGATGTATTAGGCACATCTAAATTGTTTGTGGCATTATAAATACCTTCGTGTTGGTCCAGTATTCTTTTTTTATGCCTAAAAATATACTTTCTAAATGACCTTACTTTCGGGTCCTCCTCTCTTGTTGCAGTTGTGTTTAATATTTTTGCAACGATTTCGGAGCAAGCCAAACCTTGCTGGAGCATTTCAGCTACAACAGAATCATATTTACAGAATTCCAAAGTAACTTGTGGCATATGTATATGATGTTAATCTAACGAAATAGCGTTGTCCTGCAGGATTTCAAAGAATTTTTCTTGAAATCGTTCTGCGAGTTCATATTCCTTGTCTGTTAGGTTGCCATTGTATTTGATTTCATCTCTCATAAATTGTTTGAAATCCCACAGCACACAATACATAGCACTTGATTTTACTGCCAATTCAAAGTCTGCTTTGTCATCTGGGAGATTAAATTTTAATGTTGCTTCCATTGTTGTTAGTTTTAGCAAAGATAGTGATTTATTGATATAAATAACAAAGCCCTCACATTTCTGCAAGGGCTTCGACCTAATAACTTAACTAACATTGAACAACGCAAATATAGTAATTTATTTCAATCCAACAACAAGCCATAAAATAAACATAGCCCCACCAACACACCACGCTGCAACTTTACCTTTGCGTTGTTTCTTGGTTTCTTGCTTGCTAACTTTTAAAAGTAACGAATCCGTTAGGTTTTCCGATTTGTAACCAACTATTAAACTATCCTTAATAGTTGAAGCAGAATCGCAAAGTTGAAACGCATTAAACAACGCAGCATAACTTGAATCCTTTACATTAATAATCTCATCACACAACACAAACACTGTGTCACAATCTTTTGGCAATGTGTGACGCAACTTCTTTAGTAAAGCTATGTTAGTGTTGGTTAATGATATTTCACGTTGTCTAATCGAATCTTTTGCGTTGTTAGCAACTTGCAGTCTTCGGTTGACTGATTCTAACTGATTCAACAATATTGCCTGCTCAATGCCGAATTGTTTTTTCATCATTTCGGCTTCTGCTTTGTAATCAAATGGGATTACTTTCGGTTTCTCTTTGGCGCAATGGTTAAGACCTATTACTAACAATAGGCATAGGATAGCGAATGTGATAAGTTGGTGGTGTGGTTTCATATTGTTATTTTTAGCACCCATCACCATTAATAACCGCAGTTCTGGTAGGTGTTTCGGTTGTGAATTTAGTTAAGAATTTAGTATTAATCAATAAGAACGTAGCTGCCAAACCGCCCCAAAAGGCTTGCTTCAGAGTGATTAAACCTTGCGTTTCTGCGAGTGCTAAACTTGTTTGAATAAATGGTAGCAAAACGTAGATTAAGTAGTCTGCAATCTTTTTTAGTTGCTTGTTGTCGGGACTTCGATATTTCTGTTTTAGATTCATAGTTTAGTTTTTTAATCAGTGCAAAAACCTGCTTGACAACCGCTTCCAGTGCCAAAGTTAAAGTCGGTTTGCAATCCTATAGTTTTAATTTGTGCATAGGTAGCTTCTTTTTTCCAAGTAGCGTGTTTTTCTTGGTCTGAAAACCATTGCATCTTTTCGGTTTCCAAATCCCAATTTTTACGCAATTGTTGCAATGGCTTATGAAAACAACCAACGCAATTTGAATCAGATGGAAAAATTAAATTTGTTGAATCAGCCCATTTTTTTACTTGCAAATGAGTAACTTTATTTTCAATCAATGGAAAATAACCCTCCCTCCATTCTAACTCACCCCACTTATTTCTATTGCCATTTTTTGACTTTCCTATAATGCCCTTAAATGTAGTTGACAATCTGCTTGCTCGTTCCAATTCATCGTATCTGAAACCTATGCCCATTTTACACTTTTCATTTATGTTTTTAAACCACCAATCAAATATAGGTCTCATCTTCATTTCAGTTGTGCAAAACCTCCAACTTTGGTTAGGTAAACCCTTACCGCCAGTACCTTGTTTATTTACTTTCTCAAATGTTTTTCCCGTAACCCAAACAATCTCTTTTCCTATTAATTGCTCCAAATCAATAACTGCTTTCAATGTCAAATCACTTTCAGCAGTTGCAATAAAATCCATACCTATTTTATCACTTACTTTTTGAACTAATGCTTTATCTTTTGGTGTGCATCTTATATCTTCAATTCTAACTAAACTAAAAATATTATAATCAGCAGGGTAATGGGCTGCTAAATAACTTGAGGTTTTACCTCCGCTTAAACTATTTATTGTTTTCATCAATTAATTATTGTCCACTCAAATTTACCCTTAATATTCCATTCCAACAAGGGCATAATCAAATCTATTTTATCTTTTCTCCTAAAGTAAACGTGGTCAATCTTTCGACCACCGATAACAATGAAATCTATTTTGCTGAAAGTGATAACATCCTTGCCATTCGTGTAGCGTGTTCCTCTTGTCATATTATGGTCATTTTCCAGTTGGTAAGCTCCACGTGGGGCATATCCTTAAACGATTTAAAATTGCCACCCCAAGTCAACTTATTGCTTACCGATTGCAGTAACTCCCAAAACTCTTTGAAATGTTTAGCAGAATAGTCAAGTTCACGTTTGCCAACCTTGACAAATGCTATGTCAAAGGCTCTTGATGGGTAATAATTATGCGGTGACTGATTTGCTCGGGCTTGGGTTATCTTCGGTCGCTTATGATAGTAAACTTCCTGCATTGCATTGTTTCTGTAAGTGCATACAATGATAACGTGAACATCGTTGTGAATAGCGTTAAACTGCGCTTCGGCTTTCTTATAAGCATTAGCAAGTGTTGGATGCAAGTCTTCGATTAATCTCGATTCGTATGGCTTGGTTTCATCTTTTGGTTTCATAGGTTGTCTTGTTTAAATGTTTTGTCGTAAAATTCTTTTCCACTCATATCAATGCCAAAATTACCATATTCAGTGGAACTATCATAAGTATATTCAAGCCATTCACGCTCCATTGCTTTGGCATTATCGAATAAATCAATAAAGTAAGGCCCAAGTTCATTGTTTACTTTTTTACTAATGGCTTCCTGCAACCATTCAACTGCGGTTTGGTTTTTCATATTGTTTCTTTATTAAAGTTTTGTTCATAATACTCCTGCGCATTGTATTGCTTTGGCATTATTGCCCTTGAATAGCCTACGTGGTAGCCATTGATAATGTTTTGCTTTTCGATTTCTTTTGCTAACTTTAGCAACTCTTTTGGAATGGCTAACTCATTCGCTAACCATTCAACTGCGCTTATTTGTTTTGTGGGCATCTAACAGTTTATTTTTAAGTTAATTATTTCAATATCCAAAGGCACTTCTATGCCCTCTACACCATCTTTCTCTGCGTAACTGTTAAGTTGGTAACCAATGGGGAATGAACACTTCGGAGCGACTCTAAATGCGTATCCATCGTTAGCTTTGCATTCGATATAATAGCCCCAGTGCAAACGAACTTTAACGAGGTCACCAATTGAATATCTACCTAATCTTTGAATGATTCGCTGCCCTTTAATATAGGCATAAAAATACAAAACGCAATAGTTTTCCTCTTTGCGAATACCAAGCCTAATGCTATTGTAGTGATGCCAACCTTTGCTGAAGCCTATGACCTTTTGCACTCCTTCACTTTTCTCAATGTCGGGTACAATAAACTCGCACGTTAATTTTGTCGGTTTGTATAGCAGTTTCATTTTTTCATCCATTGTTGCATCCACCCTGCACCACACACGGCACTAACAAGTGAAGCGCAAAATGAGAGCGTAAACGTAAGCACTTCGGAATTACCAAAGAATACTCCAGTCATAGCGAATTTAACCGCCCAAAAGGACATAAATAGGGCTGCTGCTGCCCATAGGATAAGTGATGCTTTTGTTTTCATAGTTAAAAATTATCTGGATTTAATTCTTCATTTATAAGTTCTTCAAGTTTTGCGCTTAATTTCACTTTTTTATTTCCGTAAGTGGCATCAATAAAAACAGAGCCTCCTTTAATATTGTTTTCTCTGTCATCATCTTGGTAATCCCAAATTAATTCAAATGTTGTTGTTGTCATAGTTATTTAGTTTTAAATTTTGACAAAGATAAAAATAAAATAATTAAATACAAATTTTGTTTTAATAAAATAATGTTGTAGGTTTGTCGAAACTTTTAAAACTAACATAATGAAAGCAAGAAAATTTGAAAACGTAGAAATTAATCAAACAGTGACATTTCAAGAAAATGGAATAATTGAAACTGGTGTAGTATGTAATGTTCAAGACAATAAATTTATTGTGAGAGCATTAAGATGTTGGGATAGATGTGGAGTAATGGTTTATTATGACAAAAATTTTAGTTTTTTCAAAACTGGAACTAAAACACATTCACATTATAACTATGGGAATGCTATTGCAATAACTGGTAATATCTAATCTAATAACTAACAAAATGCAAGCAGAAGTAGAGCGAGTATTAGTAGTTTACACCCAAGAATGTGATGAATCAAGCAATAATATTCAAGAATTAAAAATATTTATGGAAGATAATGGAGCAGGTAAATATATTGTTTTTGAAACCGAACGATGGGCTATTGACAACATTGATGAACTTGTAGAGATACTTAACGATTTTAAAACAAGGGCTGGAATATAAACTAACAAAACAACTAACAAATGAAACAACTAATCCAAAAACTATTATTCGGTTACCGAAGCAATCCAGCAGCCTACACCCCAAAAGGAGGCGCAAAATTAACTTATAAAGGTGGCAACGCTGAAGCTATACATTCAGCATTAGTATTAATGCAATATCAAATACGCAATGCAAAAAACTAAAAAGAAACGCAAACTTGGCAGGGCAATTTGTGATTCATACATTCACGTTCCAAAGCCAGCAACCATCACACAACAACATTGGGATGTGTGGTTAAAGTATAATAGTGGACTTACATCGGTGGAATGTGCAATGGTCTTTGGCATCAAAGTACACGAAATCACCAGTATAATATCTGGCATTGTTGAACGATTAAAGAACAAATCTAAAATAGCTGAAGACTGGAGTGAAGATTTTGCAACTGTGCAGGCTGCTATGGAATTCAAACAACGTATTGCTAATAACATTTATATGGCTATGCGAAAAGCAAAAAAAGAAAATACAAATCAAATATTAATAATGTCAGAACTATGATGGAATTGAATAAGATATACAATGAAAATTGTTTAGATACAATGAAACGTATGCCAGATTGCTTTATTGACTTAACGGTAACATCACCGCCATATGATAATTTGAGAGAATATAAAGGATTTAGTTTTCCGTTTGGAGATATTGCCAAAGAATTGTTTAGAGTAACTAAAGAAGGTGGAGTAGTTGTTTGGATTGTTGGTGATGCAACAAAAGATGGATGCGAAAGTTTGACATCATTTAAGCAAGCTATTTACTTTGTTGAAAATTGTGGTTTTAAATTGCACGATACAATGATTTATGAAAAGGAAACATTGCCATTAACACATAAAAGATATGAGCAACATTTTGAGTATATGTTTATATTGGTAAAAGGCAAATTGAAAACATTTAATGGATTGATGGAAAAATCAATACACTTTGGTCAAAGTAAAGTATCAGCTAAAAACAGTGCAAGTTTGAATGAAAAAGGAAGTAAGCAAGGTGGCAAACTTGGCAAAGTGATGACAATTAAAGAATACAAATTGAGAGGAAATATTTGGGAATACGAAACGGGATTAAACGGACATAGTAAAGATGAAATAGCATTTAAACATCCAGCTATATTTCCCGAAAAACTTGCTGAAGACCATATTGTAAGTTGGAGTAATGAAAATGATATAGTTTACGATTGTTTTGGTGGAAGTGGAACAACTGCTAAAATGGCTCACAAATGGAAACGTAACTGGATATTGTCAGAGATATCAAAAGAATACTGCGATATAGCAGAAAAAAGATTAAAACAATATTTAACACAAACAACACTATTTTAATATGATAAATAAACCAAACCCCGAACAACTACAAGAAATTTACGATGCCATTAAAAAAATAAACATTGAACGAGTGCAAACCTATGGAAGAAACGCTGGTAAAGGCGCATTCGTAACCATTGGCGAAAAGTGCTTTATGACACAAGAACAAGTAAAAAACATCCTGCGAAATCGTGTGGCAAACTGGAAACCACAACATTTTAAAGTTTATAACCTTGCGAAACGATTTGTTAAAATTTGTTAAAAGGTTAAAATAAATTTGTAGGTTTAAAAAGTAGATGTACATTTGCATCAACAAATAACAACAACAATGACAACAGAACAATTACACAAAACAATCAAAGCTAAATTAGCTACAAGAACAAACGAACAATTAATATCTGATGCAAAAGTTGCAAGAGCTAATAAAGCAGATGAAACACAAAGAATGATTTTTGCTTTAATTATGGATGTTCTTGCTACAAGAATTTCAGAAACAGAATTTGATATTATTTACGACCAAATTTCTGAATAATTTAAAATAATTACAAACCCAATAAAAACAAACTAACAATGAACACAATTAACATCATCACAAAAGTATCAACGCTAACAACTTGGCAAATCGAAAATTCTAAAGAGCGCATAGAATACGAATCAGACAATGAAACGTTTTACGTGTGGAATAAAGACAACGAAATAACTGCTTCTATTGACCGTAAAGATGCATTCTGGACAATGCAACTATGTGACTTGGCAGTATCTAATGACAAGCACGAAATTAACTTACAATTTAACGATTACATTCCGCACACCTCATTCTTATCAATGGTATTAACAGATTTTTTACACAAAAACAAATAAATAAACAATTATGACAATCAAAGGAACAATTAAGCGCATAGGCGCAACGACAACAGTAAGTGATGGAAAATTCTCAAAGAGGGAACTTATCTTAACCACAAATGACCAGTATCCGCAAATCGTATCAATCGAATTGCAGCAGAAGTCTTGCTCATTAGCGGATGACCTTAAGGTAGGGCAAGACATTGAGGCATACATTAACATCAGAGGTCGTGAGTGGACAAGCCCACAAGGTGAAGTTAAGGTGTTCAACACAATAGTGTGCTGGAAAGTGGATAGTAATCCATTCACCGAAGCAGCACCAAGTAATAATCAAGAAGTACCATTTTAATAACCCATAAAAACAACTAACAATGAACACACAAGTTTCAATAGTACAACAATTGCCAATTTCAGAACTTATGAACTTGGCAAAAGCATTCGCAGAGAGTGGAATGTTTGCAGATACCAAATCAGCAGCCCAAGCAATAGTCAAAATACAAGCAGGGCAAGAAATCGGAATACCTCCTTTCGCTGCGATGACTGGAATCCATATTATTCAAGGCAAACCAACTATTGGTGCTGGTTTAATAGCATCAAGGTTAAAAGGTAGTGGCAAGTATGATTATCGTGTTGTAGAAGCATCAGAAAAGGTTTGCAGCATTGATTTCTTTCAAGGTAACACAAAGATAGGCAATAGCACATTCACCATTGAAGATGCAAGGAAAGCACTAACCAAAAACATTGACAAATTTCCTAAAAATATGTTATTCGCAAGGGCTATCAGTAATGGTGTTAAATGGTATTGTCCGGACATCTTTAGTGGACCAGTTTATGTACCGGAAGAAATGCAAGTAGTGACAACTGAAGAAGCTACCCACATTGAAGTTGACACAACAATTGATGAGATTATCAATGACATTCAAGTGTGCGTTAGTTTAGATGAAATTAAAGCGGTATGGAAAAAGTTAACCCTTAACCAAAAAACAGACCTACGAGTATTAGCAGCCAAAGATGAAATGAAAACCAAATTAACACCTAAAACCGAAGCATAATGAAACTAACAATCTATCAAATTGAACAAAGCTATAACCAATTAGCAGAAGAACTTATTGAAAATGGTGGGGAACTTACCCCATCATTAGAGGAGCAGTTAGCAATCACAGAAGAACAACTGCAAAACAAATCAGTTGCTTATTCGTTTGTTATAAAGCAAATGGATGCTGATGTTGAAATTATTGATGCTGAAATTAAACGATTGCAGGCAGCAAAGAAACAACGCGAGAAAGCATCGGACTATCTAAAGGATCGCATTAAACACGCAATGGATTTATTCAGCATTGATGAAATTAAAACACCATTGGTAAAGATTAACTTTAGAAAATCGGAAACAGTTGAAGTTGAAAACGTAAACGAATTAACAAGTGCATACAAAACCATTAAGATTGTTGAAACTGCCGACAAAGCAACCATTAAAAAAGCAATTAAGGATGGTATTAATGTACCTGGTTGTTCAATAGTTGAACATCGTAATTTGCAGATTAAGTAAAAAAAACTTATATTTACATCCCAAATAACCCGCCAAAGTGAAAGACATTTTTAACATAGCCCCTATCTTATTGTTGCCCCTTGGCGGGTGGCGCAATTTGGTAGGGGTTTCTTTATTTAATTAAATGAAAATATTTTTAGTAAAATCCCCAAGCGGGAAAATCCTTCCAACATGGGCCGAAACAATTTATCACGCTATCCAAAAAGCAATGGTTGTCGATGGCTTTAATTACAATCAAATCGAGTACAATAAACTAAACCCTAAAAAAAAATAACATGAAAACAGAAAAAGAATTTGTAAACAAACTTGAATTAAAATTTAAAAAGTATTTTGAAGTTCAAAGAGAAGTAGTAAGCAAGTGCAAGAAAAACAGAATTGATTTGCTTTTAACTATTGATGGCAAATATCACTTTGCAATTGAATGTAAAATACCAGACAAAAAAAGAGGCGAGGAAATAGGCAAGTACATTAAGCAAGCCGAAAGATACACAACCGCAGAGTGGGAATATAGACCAGGCGAATTTGTTAAAGCTATTGTTTTAATTTGCCCGCCTTTATCTTATAGCTATTTTATTTTAAATGAGCAATCAACAATTATTGATGGAGTAGAATTGCACATCGATAGACATGAGGAGCTACATGATCACCATTCTTTTAACGGTTTTCTTGGTGTGTTCAACATTGGTGAAGTAAGAAAAAAACCATTAGGTTATCAGTTTAGCATCAATAATAAACCAGTGTTTGAGCATAAGATACATCCAAACGGTATTGATTACACAAATGTTCACATAGCCAATTATGAGTTTATGATGGATAAACTATGCAACCAATAACATTCAACTATTACGAAGCGGATATCAAACGTAGCACTCCACTTGGTAGTGTTACGCTTGAATATCTAATTAACGCTATTAGAACGCCTAAAAAAGATATCCGCAATGTATTTGAGGAGATACGTATTGCAGAGGAAAATAAAGACATGGCCAAAAAGCAAGCATTGAAGTCAAAACTATACTCATTTACACCTTGTGTTTATGTTAACGGGCCGCGTAAGTATTCAAATATTCAGCATTGGACTGGCTTGCTTGTTTTGGACTTTGACCATTTGGCATCAGATGTGGCAGTTGAATTCAAAGAATATTTATTCAACGAATACAAATACATCATAACTGCGTGGCTATCCGCTTCGAGGCATGGTGTTCGCGCACTGGTTAAGATACCGATTTGCACTTCAGTAGATGAATTTAAACAATACTATGCAGGCATCGAGCGACACCTTAACTGTTATAATGGATTTGATACAGCACCAAAGAACTGCATACTACCGATGTTTATAAGTTACGATGCCGACATTCTACACAGAAACGATGCGCAAACTTGGTCAACAAAGCATATTGAAATCGTTAGGCCTGCGACTAAACAATACATAATTGATGACAAAACTTCAACAATTGAACGTATTATTGCAAAAAAAATAAACATAATTGTTGACAATGGTCATCCACAATTGAGGGCCGCAGCCTACTTAATGGGTGGTTATGTTGGTGCTGGTTATATTGACCAACAACATGCCATTGATGTGATGCAGCAAATGATTGATGGCAATGGTTATCTATCGCAAAAGGCATCAATATACAAGCAAACAAGTAAAGAAATGATTAACAAAGGAACTACACAACCAACTTATCTGACAAAATTATGAGCGACAAATTTAAAAAACCTGAATCAAACCCGCTACTTAACGCGGTAGATTACTTCAACTTTTTTGGCTCATTCGTGTCAATATTTGAGGGCATAAAACAATGCAATGTAAAATCTGAAACGGAAGTGTGTTTACTTAACCCTGATAGTTTAGACCCGCAAGAACTTAACAAACCGACTTTCATTCTCAATAAGTTAAACACTATTGATGTGATGAAAAAAAATAGTTACCGACTTGGTGTTGGGGCTAAGGTTTCTAAATTTATGGTTTTAGCTGCAGTTAAATTCCAAGGCGATTCATTTGCTGCAATGTCTTATGTTAATTTTGAAATTATGAAATCCGATATACCTTATATTAGGGTGGGAACTGATTACTTTAAAGTTATAGCTAAAAAAGACAGATACAAATCTGAAAACACTTTGTTAAAACCTTGGAAAAAAGATGAAATAAAGCAAGAC